AGTGTGATGGCTACTAATTCACGTCTGGAATAGTCTTTACCGACCTGCATAGAACGATAAATACTGTTTGCTTGTGTATTGACTTTACCTTCAGAACGATGTTCTTTATAGGCTTGTATTGATGTATCTGTTACGGGCATGTTATATCCTCCAAAGTTAGGTTAGTGCTGCATGTAGCTAAAGGTGTGCAGCGCACCTTCCTAACTCAACCCAACTGGGTTTCAGTAGCTACTCTGGTGAGTTCATCAATTAAAACTGTTACTCCTCCGCCTTTTCTTGGCTTACCACGATAAATGTGTAGTGCTTCCACTTGCACATCATTATCAAAGATTCCAGCATCCTGACAAGCATCCAAAACGGGCTTCGCACAATTATCAATATCCATTAACTTCTTTGATCTTGGATAAATGTAAATAAATACTTCTACTTTAGCATCTCCCAATTTAGGCGTATTGTATTCTTGCACATAGTCTGCAACTGCTTGCTTAAACAGCATACCTCGTTTACTGATATAACGTCTGTGTCCTGACGCTAACCAATAAACATTGATACTCGGCGGATAAGGTAGTTTTAATACAATCATTAAAATGGCACGTCATCATCCATCTTATTCAACTCTCTTGGATATGGCTCATTATTCTTAGCCACATAAGAGTCCTCACTCAAGCTGATTAAATTACCACCTTGTGTAATCTTGAGCCAACCTGCTATTTTCAGTTCTGATCCTGCCTTATAGTCTTTAGCAAGGGTAATCATCCCTTTATAGTCTGGTGATTTCTCTTGTGTCTTTTTGTTTTGAAATAATACGCCTTTACCGAGCATAGGTTTATGACTGTTCATGTTGAGTTTCCTTATTGATTTTGTTCATACCTGCGAGAATATTTGCTGTTGAAAGTGAATCTAAGCTGCCTAAAAACTCTGTATTGACTTCTCTAAATGATTCATACTTTTGATATTTCTCATCTTCTGTCAATTTTTCGTTTATCTTGATTTTCCTAAACATGTCGAGAAATCCAGCAACCCAATCTTCTTTATTTAAATACTTAGCATAGGGTTCTGACTGATTCGGAATATACAAAGGAATTGTCTTGATCAATGGCGTTTCTTCCAAGACTACGGGTTCATTTCCTTGCAAAACAACAGTAGGCGCTTTCTTCGGTGTTATATCTCTTTCAATCGGTTTGTCGTCAAAGTCTTGGACTTCCTCTGGGGAGTAGAATCCCGTTACACTTCCAGGAAAAACAGATCGTATTCCCTCACTAATGCAACGACTTCTGAGCATAGCTCTTGGAAACTTTTGCCACCCACTTCCAGGTTTGACTAAACCAATCTTATTGGCTTGTTCAATAGTCCAAGTGACGGATAGAGAACCACCATTAGGGTGCGTAAAGAGTCCTGTTACGACCTCATCTGTATACATAGTCCAGTCTACTTTACCTCCAGCATTTTGAAACCTTGCAAGCATAGCATCTGCTTTGAGTGCTGGTCTACCTTGAATGATGTGGAAATCTCTAGCAGCTGTTGCAGGGTGCAATCCTTCTGCTTGTGCAACTGCCATTAAAGCAAGAACAGAATTGGTGTCTTTCATGCCAAATAAACCAGACTTGGCTATGGCTTCCGCCATACTCTGCATATCATTAAAACTGACAATATTACTCATAAAAACCTCTCAATTAAAGTTAGGATTGTGTCTATGACTGAGCTGGCAGTCATCACCCAAATGGCTATATCAATATTATTCATTTGATTAAGAACCTCCTAGAGCCTGCTTGTTCGATTACAAATTTGTCATAGATGTCTGGCATAGCTTGCTTGAATAAATCGCTAGAAAAGCGCATAGAGGCTTTCGAGGATCTCCATGTCACTAGGGTATTACCATCAAAGGTGCGCAGCTCCTGATTCTCTCCTATTGCGTTCCTAATAGCTAATTCCCATTGTTCCCCAATAGATTCATATTCCTTAATCTTTTGTTTAAGTGCTTTAAGATCATGAACCATGTTTTCAATGTCTTGGGTTGCAAAGGTGACACCATCTGTCGATTGAGGATAGAGTAATTTCGTATCTTCAATGTTTCTCGGCTCTGGAGCTGTTCCTGTTTGCACATGCGCCCAAAATACCGCCATATTTTTGATTAACTCGGATTTTTCTGCTTCCGATATATCAAACTCAAAGGTATGAAACTCTTGCCCACCAAAGAGGACTGCAAGGTATACTTTAGATACATTGTGAACAGCTGCCTCATGGACTAATTGGGCATAGTCTACCGATGGAATCCTATTGGTATCAGGATCAAACTGATGACGAACAGCAGCATTATAATTCTTGGCTTCAACAAGTGCGCTACCATCAACAGAAATAAAATCAAAATGAGACCTAAACCAGTTCTCTTTAAAATGCGTGAGCATGTAGTCGGCATCTTTTAACTCCATCTTTAATCTGTCTTGTGCAAGTCTACCAATAACGGGTTGCATGACGTGTCCCATTTGGACTGCTTCAACCTCTGATAAGTCTGGAGGCGGAAGTTTACCTTGTTTAATGAGAACAGTCTGTAGGGCGTTTCCTTTAATGGCTTGACGTGTATCACTAGCCCACCATGCAGCATTGCGTATTGCTGGCTCAAAATCGTTTCTATCGTTGCTCATAAGACCTCCGCTAAAGATTTAATAATTTCTTTTAAGTGTTCGTTTTCATCTTCCAATTTACCGATCTCGGACTCTAATTCTTCCTTCTCGAGTTTAAGACGATCGTTCTCCATTTCTAAAATGGATACTTTCATATTGTCGAGTTCTAAATTTAAATCAGTCATGATGAAACTCCTACACGATTGAATAATGAGCTGGTGTAGTCATCAAGATCTACGAGTTCCTCGAACCATTTGGCTTCCTCTCCACAACCTGTAAGCGGTCTTAAACGAGAATGAATGGCTGTCCATGTTTCACGTTCACCAGACACCATATCTCTTGGGACATTGGGATTATTACAATTGCTATTTTCTTTATTGAAATGCTTACAATCTTTGCAAAATTTCATTTGATACTCCTCTTTAAAGTTAGGTTAATTTTCTACTTCTACAACTATACGACTAGACTACTATACTTCTAATTCTATTATAAGTCTATTACTATTTTTAGTCTATTACTAGAATACGTTTACTAGAATACGTTAACTATATAAAACCTATTTCTATTAACTTAGACTATCGTATATTAGAAATCTACGTCTACTAGAAATAGTTTATAGTTATATCATACTTTGTATGATATATTCTAAACGTATAGTATACGTATTCTAGAATACGAAAAATAGTCTATAGAATATATATATAATATAGATAGGTTTTTTTACTCACCGCAAAAACACGCCATTCCTTCGTCATCATCGGCAAACATGTCAAATTGAACATCGTTGTAATTCATCATTTGTTGGTACGTTGGTCGGTCTTTACGAAATGTTCCGCCATCTTTGATGTGGGCGTTCGTAATACTTCCTTCCATCTTTGCCCACCATATTGCACGTTCTGGCTTTTCTTGAATCAGACTCAATGTTTGCTTATAACCTTTTAAAAAACATAAATCACAATTCCCGTGATACGTTGTCCCGTTGATATTGGGAAGTTCTAAATCAAAATCCTGTGCTTGCCAAAACCTCATGACATCAAATTTGGAGATGCCATCAGCTGCGAGTGGCATTTCTCGATTGACACCTTTACGACCATCGGAAGGATTCGCACGAATTTTGGCTACCCTTCGAGGTTCATCGGCTCGGATTCCAACAAAGTTATCCCAATCTTCCCAACCTAATGACTTCAAATATCGTTCAAAAGTTAATATTTTGAGATCAACTGTGCAGAACCGAGCAATTGGGTTAGGCAAATAATTTTTTTTCTTAATCAAAGCCTCAAAAGGTTCACCATTACGGGAAGCTGTGTTGAAATCCACAACTTCAAACTTAGTTTCATTATCCCTAAATTCAAGCCAAGTAATTTTTACCTTCCAGCGCATGGAACACTCATTCACAAAGCGCAAGGTTGCCTCATCTTCCTTTCCCGTATTGGCAAACATCACCACACAATCATCGGGTAATCCGTTATTTGCTTCCAATACTTTGTAAAGCATGAAAGCAGACGTGCGCCCACCCGAAAAACTGATACACGTTGGACCAAAGGTCTTATAGGGGTTCATGCTACGATTGCCAATAAACCAAAGATGACAAGCAAAGCAACAAACGACAAATACATTTCTATAGTTTCTTTTCTGTTCGGCTTTGGATTTTGAACATTAACCTTCATGCCCACGCGCGCGGGAAATTTTGATCTCATCTGTTTTTTCATGTTTAATTCTCCATTAGTTTTTAAAATACCGTTTAAATTGATTTAAAAGCACTATAAGACGTTTTTTATACTAGGGGAATACTAACCCCTAGTAATTTATTAAAATTGATTTAAAGACCTTTATTGATTTCTTGACGATAAGATTTAAGATACTGTAATCTTAAGTTTTCTTGTTCTTCCATTTGTTCAATATTTAAGAATTGTTGTTGAATCATTTGCAGAACGTCTTGAGCCTGTGTAATGGTTTCTTTATCATCTTCATAAGCTGAATTTGTAGGCTCCATGTCATCAATGTAATAATCTCCAATTTGTGACAACATTTCTAATTTTTGTAAATCTTCTTTAGTTAAATAGATCATCATAATAAATAGCTCCAAGTTAGGTTAAGTTTTGTTCGTTCTGGATATTTTTAGAAATAGCACATTTCAAATTGATTGGCATTAATGTAATCCACCAATGACGATTGCATTTCTTTATAAGTTTCGTAGTTTGCGTCGTGTGTAATGATGCCACCCTCATAAAACTCAACAAAGTAAGTTCCATCATCTAATAAATTAATTGCACAGTGTTGGTTTGCATTAATCATCATATTCCCCTTAAATTGATAAATCGTTTACACGAAAATAAAACTTATCACCACCTAAATGATTAGGCATCACAACACAACCTTGTAAATGCTCATTATTGATTAGATTAAACATTGCATTAAGAATGTAGTCGATTGCTTCCTCTACTTCTTTAATGTTGTTATAAAAGAAATCGTGCAAGTCATAGCAGCCGTCTGCTAACTGTAGTTTGTTGTCAGAACCGAGAAATAAAGGTGTAGCTCCAAATTCGCAATACTCATCGATACATTCAGCTTCTGTTCTGCCGATACATAAATATAAATTTCTATTTGCAATCATGTTTTACTCACTTTCTTTGTTAGGTTTAAATATATAGTTTAACTATATGTCTATAAATATATATGATTAAATGCTTTATGTAAATAGTTTATTTAAAATATTTTTATTGTATTTTTTTATCAATTAGTCTATAGTCTATAGTCTAAGACTATAATCTAATTTATAGTCAATATAGGTATCTTATATATAGTCTATTAGGATCAAACTTAGACTGACATAAGGGCAATGTTATAACCTCTTTCCTCGCTCCCTAGAAATCATAAAGGGACTAGGGTTAGTAATCACTCAGATATGTAGATTCCTAGAACATATCTTCATAGATCCAATAGGGATTCTAGGACAATCAAAAAGATATAAATTTTATAATCTATGATTGGATTTTCAAAATGGGCAGGAGTCGGTGAGGTGAGTGCCCCATTCGCAATTCCCCCCAAAAAAAAATCGTGTTTTTCTGTTACGTTTTTCGTGTATGATTTTATGAATAAAGGAATAGGAGAGAAATAGATGACAAATATTGTGATAGAAAAAGATATTGAATTACCAGCAGAGAGGACACGACATAGTTATCCATATAGAGAGATGGATATAGGAGATAGTTTCTTTGTAGAAGGTGGGAAGATAACAGTCATGTGTAATAACAATTACAGGATGAGTAAATTATTAAGTAAGAAGTTTATTGCCAGAGTTGAGGGGAAGGGGGTTAGGGTATGGAGAACGAGATAAACGGTGTTGAGAAATTAATTGAGGTTGCTGCGGATGATGCGAAGAAGGCGTATATGCAGCGTGTCTGGGCAATGAGTAAGGATCAGATATTTCATGAGTTGATGCGTGTGCATGGCGAGAGTTCGAGATTATTGACGGTTGCGCAGAATGAAATTAATCGTTTAAGAGAATTATTAGATTTTGAAGATGGAGATGCCATACATTAAGCCAGAGGGAATTGAGGAGGTCTGGAAGAATGAGTTGGAGAACAGTAGACGGATATTTCAACAAGAGATGAGGAATGTAATTTCCTGCCAAACAAAAAAAGATAGACAAAAGCTATACGACATGTGGAAGCTTGCTTACACTGAGGGTATGGT